CTTGTCTCTTTGCTGCGCCGCAATACAAAGCTCACGGGCCACGTGCCCATCAAGCTGTACACGATCCCCGGGGCCAAGGGTGGCGAGGCGGACAACGTGCTGCTGCTCTCGGACCTGTCCACGCGCTTTGCCAAGGACTATGAAAAGAATTCGGACGACATCAATCGTCTGCTGTACGTGGGTATCACCCGCGCTAAACAAACCCTGCATATTGTGTTGCCCAAGAATGAACAGAAAGGCTTCAGATTATGAGTGATGTCTTCTTAAAAGAAGAGTGGTACGTCGCCAACGTACCCTTAAAGATTGCTCAAGACATGGTTCGGGAGTTTCATTACGCGGGGGGAGGCAGCAATACCGCCGTTTACACCCACGGATTGTTCAGGCATGGGAGCGATAAGTGCCAAGGAGTGGTGTGGTGGCTGCCGCCTACAAGGGTTGCTTGTGAAAGTGTGAACAGGGAGCATTGGCAGAAAGTGCTTTCTTTGACTCGGATGGTGATGCTTCCCTGGACACCTAAAAACGCCTGTTCCTTTCTTTTGTCAAAAAGCGTGAGAATGATTGAGAAAGATGGGAGGTTTGTTTCTCTTGTGACCTACGCAGATGAGTCTCAAAACCATACGGGGGGTGTCTACCGAGCGGCAAACTGGGGATACATTGGGCGAACCGGACCGTATCCGCGCTGGGTAGATGAATCAGGGAAGCAGGTTGCGCCAAAGGCGACTGTCAATCGCACCAAACGAGAGATGGAGTTGCTTGGGCACATTAAAGTGGGCTCTTTTTACAAGCACAAATTTGTTCTGCATCTCCAACAACGCAAAATTTGAGGAATTTCGACTATGAAGCGCGACACAATGACCATGTCCATGTTCGCTCGGATTTCCGAGTGGCTCCCTCCCCAGAACTTTCCCAACCTGAGTGAAGCCAAGGAGATTGCAATTGACCTTGAAACCTGCGACCCGAACATGGAAAGCCTCGGCCCTGGATGGCCTCGAAATGATGGCTACATCGTTGGCTATGCTATTGCTGTTGACGGCTGGACTGGTTACTTCCCTGTCGCTCACGCCGGCGGTGGGAATCTGGACAAGCGCATTGTGGAGCGCTGGATTAGCGATGTCATGGCCACGCCGGCCGACAAGATCATGCACAACGCTGCCTACGACCTCGGCTGGCTCAGAGCATCAGGATTTAAAGTAAACGGCACGATCTACGACACCATGTTGGCCGCGCCCGTGCTGGACGAGAACCGCTACGCCTACAGCTTGAACGCCCTGGGCTTTGACTACCTCAAAGAGATCAAGTCTGAACAGGGTTTGAAGGATGCTGCCGGGGATTTTGGTGTGCACGCCAAGAAGGAGCTGTGGAAGCTGCCCGCCATGCACGTCGGTGAATACGCCGAGCAGGACGCGGCGCTGACCTTGAAGCTGTGGCATCACTTTCAGGTGCAGATGCGCAAGGAAGAAGTCGAGTCCATCTTTCAGCTCGAGACCGAGGTGCTGCCGGTCCTGGTGGACATCACGCTCAAGGGCATCAACTTTGACCGCGCCAAATGTGAAAAGCACATCATCGAGATGCGCCGCAAGGAAACCGAAATCTTGAAGTACCTTAAAAGCCAGGCCGGCATGCAGGTGGACATCTGGGCTGCGCAGTCCATTGCCGCAGCGTTCGATCGTCTGGCTATCCAGTACCCCAAGACCGCTGCCGGCGCGCCGAGCTTTACCAAGAGCTTTCTGGACACCCATGAGCACCCCGTGGCCAAGATGATCCTGGAGGCTAGGGAGCTGAACAAGACCCACGGCACGTTCCTGGAGCCCTACCTCAAGCACAGCGCCAAGGACGGCCGCATCCACACTCATTTTAACCAGATGCGCAACGAGGAAGGCGGCACGGTCACAGGGCGCCTGTCGGCCAGCAACCCCAACCTCCAGCAAGTGCCCGCGCGCCACGAAATTATCGGCCCCATGGTGCGGGGCTTGTTCCTGCCCGAGGACGGCCAGGTATGGGCGGCCAATGACTTCTCCTCCCAGGAACCTCGCCTGCTGGTGCATTACGCCACCATGCTGGGCCTGCCGCGCGCGGAGACGATGGCACAAGCCTATCGAGAAGACCCCAACATGGACTTTCACCAGATGGTTGCTGACTTGGCCGGAATTAAACGCAAGGCTGCCAAGACGATTGGCCTGGGCTTGATGTACGGCATGGGCAAAGCCAAGCTGGCCAACAGCCTGGACCTGCCCCTGGAAGAGGCCAGCGAGCTGATTGCCACGTTCCACAGCAAAGTTCCCTTCCTCAAGGGAACGGTGGACGCGGTGATGAAGCGCATTGAACACCCCGCCTCGGGCGGCTGCATCCGCACCCTGCTGGGCCGCAAGTGCCGGTTCCCGCTGTGGGAGCCCGTGGAGTGGGGCGTGAACAAGGCGCTGCCGCATGAGCAGGCAGTCATTGAATACGGCGTGCGAATCAAGCGCGCGGGCACCTACAAGGGCTTGAATCGCCTCATCCAGGGGTCTGCCGCAGACCAGACCAAAGCTGCCATGGCGGCGTTGCACAAGGCAGGGTTTAACCTGCTGTTGCAAGTACACGACGAAATAGCCCTGTCTGTTAGGAACATTGAAGAGGCCCGCGAGGCCGCCGACATTATGGCCAAAGCAGTAACCCTAGAAGTCCCCTCCCGCGTGGACGTGGAGACTGGACCAAGCTGGGGAGCTGCGGCATAATTGAAGTGGGGTGAATTTGCAGTTGCCCCTTGTTCTATTAGGTAATTTTGGGCTGGGGGCTTGCCTCCAGCCCTTTTTTTCCGATACACTGCAAAGTCCAAAAGAAAGGAGAAATATATGGGTCGATTACCTAAAGAACGAACACAAGTTGTTCCGGCTTATCCAGAGCCATATGTCCGTCAGCCTGCAAGGCTTGCGCAGCCCCGCGTTAAGAAGAAGCGAGGCCGTCCGCGCAAGAACGGCAGACCAAAAGAAGACACTTACGACAGGGTGCGATCTTCCCCTTCCAAGCGCGCCGGCAAGCGCTGGATCACCGTCTCTCTTCCCGAAGAAGCGTATTACATGCTCAAGGAAGTTGCGGCGTTCTACAAGGTCGGAATGGGGGCGTACATGCAAGGCCTACTCAAGACTGCCTTTGACCACGCTTACAAAGAGTCCCTGACCTTGCAGCGCATTGACAACAACAGAAAGAAGGCTAAAAATGAAATACCAGACCGAGATGACGTTCCCCGTCGAACTCATTTTTGAAGTGTTACCTCCAATGGACGTAGAGGGCACGCAACTGCCCGCGCAGCTGGACATCACCAGAGTCCTGCTCACTATCACCGGCCCAAGCGGCAAGCCCCGCCAGGTCGATATCACCAACACTCTCAGCGAGGAGCAGACCCTGTTCTTTGAAGACGAGATTGTGGAGAACTACGATCGAGACCATGGGCACTGAAAATGAAACTACACGAGGAACTACGCTCAATCAAGGAGGTCTTCCCCTACGTAGAGGGACTGCTTGAAGCGGCTGCGCAACGCATTGAAGATCAGCGCCTGTGGAGACAAGCCTGGCTGGATGCAGAAAAGAAGGTTGAGTTGTTGACAAGTGAATTAAACGTGATAAAGTCAAGTCTTCAAAACAGAAAGGAGAAAGAAAGAAATGATTAAACAGCCGACTAAACGCGAAGCTGAGATGTTCAACAAACTTGCTGCTACAGGCAAGTACGTGGACACCGGCAAGGTACTGATAGGCGTAGCCTACACACCACCTCTGCGCGAGATGCATCCAGAGGAGGCGTACATTCAAAAGGCGCTTTTGATGAAACAAAAACCGGGAGCTGCCAAGTGATATGCCCCGTCTGCCAGGCCTGGGTGTCCATTAAAGAGACACGGGCGCGCTCCCAAAACAATTCCACCTACCGGCGATACGAGTGCGCTAACGAGCACCGTTTCACCACCACCGAATCATTGACAAAAGTCATTGAAAAACCGAAGCAAAGAAAAGGAGAAAGCAAGTGATTAAGTCTGACAAAATCCGCGAATATTTTCGCGCGCATCCCGAGGCCGAAGTGACCAAGGTAGCTGCCAAGTTCAAGGCCTCCCGGCCCATGGCCTACAAGCTGCGCAAGCAGGTTCAAAACGAATGGCAGCCGCCTGAGGTGGTGCCTGTCCCCGACGTTAAGCCCATACGCAAAGTTACCTTGACCCGTAGCCAGATGGAGATAGCAAAGAAGATAGGGGTGTCTTTGAAATCATATATCCAAGAGGGCCTGACGCTGGGTGTGCTGAAGTACGACGACGAGTCTGCCCCGCAAGAGACGGACGTGGACGAGACCCTCGACGAGCGGGCCCAGGACTACGGCAAGTTCAAGGACGGCGCCGCACTGATGCAGGGCATCAAACGACTGCTCGCGGACCACGCACGCAGGCACGACAAGTTGTTTGCTGACGATCAGTGGGAGGCTATTGAGATGATCGTGCACAAGATGGCGCGCATTGTCAACGGCAACCCCGACAAGGTAGATAGCTGGATTGACATTGCAGGTTACGCCACACTGGTC